AATCCCTCGACGTTGCCTTATGAGCGCACTTGATTGGCTCGGAGGGTCAGAGGTGCCAAACCCCTATCGGATCGACTGGTGCAAGGATGTGAGGGTCGACCAGTTCCCGACACTGTGGATGCCGTTCGCCATGGACAGCCGCCCAGGAGAGTATGAGTACCTGTCCGAGGACTATGCTGCCGCGGTTAGGCTGTCCTTGTGCGAGGTGAAGCACTATGCCATGCACCCCAAGAAACATCTCAACCACTGGGGCGAATATCCCTATGGGTTCAAGCCTTATGTCGGCTAAGAAGGACAAGAAGCCATCGCTTAACGATGTAGCACAAGCTGCTGGTGTATATCCACACCACGCGCAATTTGTTATGTCTGGCAAAGGAAAGGTGCCTGCTGGTGTTAAAGAGAAAGTAATCAAGGCCGCTGAAGAGGTTGGGTATATCAAAACACATAACCCAAACCAGCACTTCAATAGCAAGCTAACACAAGAGAAGGCTGATATTGTAGTTGAAGGGATACTTCAAAACAAATCACTAGAGAGCATTACTGCTGATACAGGACTAAGCCCCACCACTGCTTTCAAGCTAATCCGAGGAGTCAAGGTTCCAACGGATTACCCTGACAACGAGGACGACTGGCGTAAGGACGTGACCGGATTCCTGGAGGTTGCAATCTGGAAGGGAACAAAGCGACTGGCTGAATCCTCTATTAACTTGATCGATGATCGTAGTTTACCCGTAGCGGTCGCTGTGCTTACCGACAAACTTTCGGTCATTAAGGGCCAGCCTACATCAATACACCTATCTATGACAGCATCAGTAAGCCATCGTGACCTGATGGCCGACTTGAAGGACCGTGATGTGACCCCGGTGAACGACGAGCAGACCCACGATCTGGTTTAGGTAATGGCCCGAAATGTCCTACCCCTACCAACATTGACCACACAGAAACCACGCATTTAGGCCTGTTTATGGCAGTCAGATGCACAATAGCAGTTATATTCACTTCGACACAAAATCACGCAGCAAACGCCCGTAAACATTGGGTCAAACGCATATTAGCACCCACTCGAAAGGCCAATGTCCTACCCCTCCGCCAAGGCCGGCGACAAGCAGGCCCAGGCAGGATGGGGGGAGGGGGTCAGGCCATCGGCTGCAGCGCCAAAAGGCGACGGGTAAACCAAAGCGAAAAATATTAACAAATGTCCTCCCCCCTCTGCCTCCTCTGCTCCAAGCCATTCGTTATACTCAAGCACCACACCGGCCCTAAGCAGAAGCGCTTCTGCACCGAGGCGTGCAACACAGCCTGGTGGAACGAACAGCCATTGCACCCTGTCATACCCCGAGTCGACGCCGCGCACCCCCGTGCTGTCGAGTTGCGCCTTAAGCGGACGCAGTTGGTCACACTGGAGAAGGCCGACCCGTATACTTACGGCTACATCCCGGACCACTGGGAGATTGGCAACACCGAGTACGCACTCACCCAGGAGCTATTGGTCTCCGGCGGCAACCGGGCTGGTAAGACGCTATGGGCAGCCCGGCGAGTGGTGCAGACGCTGCTGGAGAAGGAGAACGCCGCGGTGCTGTGCTGTCATACTAGCCATGCCACCTCGGTGACGGTGCAACAGCCTGCGATCTATAACTACCTGCCTGTAGCACTACGAGGCACTAAGAAGGGCAGGATCCACTACCTCAACTACAGCCGGAAGAATGGTTTCACCGATGGCAGCTTCATCCTTCCCAATGGCAGCCGGTGCGACTTCCTAAACTACACGCAATCGGAGAACACGATTGAGGGGCGGGAGGCGGACATGATCTGGTGCGACGAGCTGGTGCCACAGTCATGGGTTGAGACGCTGCGTTACCGGCTCATTACACGCCGCGGTAAGCTACTGGTGACCCAGACGCCACTGGAGGGCGTTGCCTCGGTCTACAAGGAGTACACCGCCGGCTCTGCTATCACTCGGTTCGATGATGCCCAGCTGCTGAAGGGTAAGCAGGCGCTGCCTACATGGCCTGTGGGCAAGGCGGCCAGGACGATGGTGCAGGCCCAGACCAATAGGCGGACGGTGTTCTTCTTTAGCGAGGACAACCCCTACAACCCGTTCGACGAGATGAAGCTGAAGCTGGTCACGGCACCTATGGGGCAGATATTGACCCGGGCCTATGGGTGGGCCAGCGACAACATTGGAAAGGCCTTCGCTCGGTTCAGAGTCGACATCCACTGCATCGAGCCCGAGGCGGTGCCTCCTGGCGGGACGCTGTATATGGTGTGCGACCCTGCCGGCGCGCGGAACTGGTTCTGTATGTGGATGCTGGTGTATGAGTCGGGCAGGAGGATCGTGGTGCGTGAGTTCCCGGATTACGCCAACTACGGCGAGTGGACATTCCCATCGGAAAAGCATGATGGTAAAGCAGGCCCGGCTCAGACACTGGATGCGGGTAGGTCAATATCGGAGTATCGGACCATGTTTAGGACCATTGAGGCAGAGCTAGGCTATGGGGAGCCTGTGATGCGATTGATCGACCCCAAGGCCGGCGGTAGTCCCGCACTATCGGAACAAGGCGGCACCACGCTCATCGACCTACTGGCTGAATCGGACAACCCCAATGACGAGGGCATGGCCTTCATTTCGGCTCCTGGCGTGCCTGTGGACCAGCGGACAAGCGCCATCAACAGCCTGCTGTCCTACGATGCTACGCAGGAGCTCACCCCGCTGAACGAGCCGGCGCTGTATGTGGTCAAGACGTGCAGCAACCTGATCTATGCTTTGAGCGAGCACACAGGCCGGGACGGGCAGAAGGGGGCTAGCAAGGATCCGATTGATTGCATCGGTATGCTTTTGGTCTCGGGCCTTGCTTACGTGGGCAATGGGGGTTTTGATACCCGCGGCGGCGGTGGATACTAATAGAAACGACTATGCAAGGCGATTCATACAAGGATTCAACGGATGTGATGGCAACGGTGGGCGAGGAGCCCAATGTGAGTGCGTTGACCGAGGAATTGCGGCGTGCTGCTACGGATAACGGCATTAGTACCCGCATCGAGCGTATCGAGAACACGCGCTTCTGCCGTTGGCCTGGCCAAACGCCCGACGGCAAGAAGAACAACGCCGACGGTAATGCCAACAAGCCGGCGTTCCCTTGGGACGGTGCATCCGACACGCGCATCCCCCTGGCCGACGAGGTGGTGAATGGTTTGGTCGACCTGTGCTCGACTGCCTTCTGGCGCTCGATGCTCCGGGTGGTCCCGAGCAATGTGACCACGGTCGACCAGGCGGCTACGGCGCACAACCTGATGGACTGGGCGGTTAACTCCAAGATGTACTCGGACCTTACCCGGGAGGTCGAGCTGCTGTCCCAGTACTTGTGGACCTATGGTTGGACCGGAGTGCATATCTCCTGGCAGCAGGAGATGGGTCAGAAGGAGCAGGAGCTGACCATGGACCAGGTGATGGCACTGGCCGCCCAGTCCCCCGAGGGCTCGGTCTTGGCCGACTTCCCCAACTTGATTGCCAACCCCGAGGCTGATGACCAGTCCGCGGAGTTGATGATGGCTGCCTTCCCGAATCTCAAGAAGCGCCGGGCCATTAAGGCCATCCGGGAGCTACGCGAAGAGGGCGAGTGCGACTTCCCGGTGCCTGTTATGACCCAGAACAAGCCAATGATCACTGCCTTGGCACCCTGGGATGAGATTATATGCCCACCGGAGACCACCGACATCCAGAGTGCCCGGGTGGTGTTCCGCCGGTACTACATGACCGAAATCGAGCTCATGCAGAAGGTTGAGACCGACGACTGGGATGAGGAGTGGGCCAAGGAAGCGATCAACACGATGGGCAAGTTCTCCAACTTTGCCGACTACACGTACCTCGTAGGCCTTCCAAACAATTCCTACGACGACCGCGCAAACCTCATCGAGGTGGTCTATGCGTACCAGAAGGCTGTGGATGCCGATGGTATCCCAGGCGTTTACTACACCGTGTTCTGCCCTCTGGTAGGCGACAAGTGGGGCTACTTTGAGCTGCTAGACTATGCGCACGGGCAGTACCCGTTTGTGTGCTGGAGAAGCGAGCTCATCCACCGGAAGATGACCGAGAGCCGCGGTGTGCCCGAGATATGCTCGACCTGGCAGCAGGAGATCAAGGCCCAGCGCGACTCGGTGTTTGACTACACGTCCCTAGCCACCCTGCCTCCTATTGAGGTGCCAAAGACACGTGGTGGTAATTTGAAAATAGGGCCGGCCATCCAGATCCCGGTGCTACGCCGCGGTGAGATTGGCTTCATGGCTCCCCCCGCCCGTGAGCCCAATGTGGCCTTCACGCTGATCAACGAGGTCATGGCACAGACCGACAGGTACTTTGGACGCCCAACGGAGAAGGTGCCCCCCGCGGTGACCCAGATGCGGCAGCAGAGGACCATCAACAACTGGCTGCATGGCTGGACCGAGGCCTTCCGACAGGTGTTCAGTCTGACTTTGCAGTACATGGGCCCCCAGGAGGTGCAGCGCATCACTGGATCCCAGATCCAGATAGGCGAGGACGTGCAGGACTTTGACGTGACCTTGAAATTCGACGTGCGCGAGATGTCCAGCGACCTGGTGAGCGAGAAGCTGAAGGCGATCTCGACCTTGATCCTTCCCCTAGACACCGCCGGCGTCATCGACCGGGCTAAGTTGATCTCGGTCGCACTCCGGGCCATTGACCCGATGCTGGCGACCGAGCTTGTGATGCCTGCCGGGCCTGCATCGCAGAAGATGTTTGAGGATACCAACAATGAGATCGCGTTGATGTCCCTGGGCAACCCTCCCAAACTCCGGGAAACCGATCCTACGGCTGCCATGCGGCTGCAATTCAGCCAGCAGGTGCTCCAAAGCAATCCGAAGTATCAGGCGCAGGTGCAGCAAGACCCGCTTTTCCAAGCTAACCTGCAGAAATACCTTGAAAACCTGCAGTTCAGCGTCCAACAACAGCAAAACGCTGTGACCGGTAGATTAGGAGTTCAACAATGAGACTTTCCGACGAGAAAATCCAAGAGGCCTTTGTTTCAGCGGGAGACGAGTCGCCGATTATGCGTGCCTTGACCCAACTGCTATCGGAGATGATTGAGTCCGAGGTGCTCAGTGCAATACAGCCTGACCTAACGGACTCCAGCCGGGCCCACAACTGTGGTAGAGCCGCTTCACTCAAGGATCTATCAAGCTACATCGACAATTTGAGGGCAGCTAATGGTTTGACGGATCAGTCAAACTAGTACCTCTTAACCACAACGGTTTCTTGGTTGACCTTAACAACCATGGCGCACAATACCCAGCTTGCAGGGTCTAAATAGCATGGATAACTCACAGAATACACAGGAAGCGATCCTG